GTGGGCTGCGCGTCCAATGTCGAACTACGTTCGACGTCCATAGTATCTGTTATGAATACGTTCCGGAAGCACTGGTATCAGTACCCTACAGGCGTTACAACCTGTAAGTTCTGCAGTCTCTCCGGGCCTCCGTTAACGCTTGACTTGGACTTACCAGCCCCCAAAATTGGGGATCTGTTTGAGTTCAGGACAGCGAAGACGAGGTCAAAACGCAAGTCGAGGAAATGGCACTTCTTTCAGCACTTTCGTAGTGCTTGGGATAATGCCGCTGTACTCGACCAAACGTTTCCAGTCGTATCTAGCATAGGAGGCAGCAATAATGCTGACTTCTTTGTTAAGACGCGAATGGGACTCTACTCGAAGGAGTGGACGTACTCAGCCGGCGAGCTACCTAACCCAGACATTGGGTTAGAAGCTTGGTATGCCGGTCCTATTACGGAACCTGATAACCCCGAATTATTCGAGGTTACGGAACCTGATGGGACTGACGACTTAGTTGTAAGTTCTCTAAAGTACTTACATCCTAAGTTGCAAAAGAAGGTCAGTCTGGTAAACTCAGTTATTGAGTTGAAGGACCTGATCACTCTGAAACATACGATCTCGCGAATTGCCAAGCTTATCTTTTCCTTTAAAAACGGAATAGGTAAGCAAACGCTTCGTGCGATCCTCGGTTCGGCGGCAGACGGTTATCTGCAAGCGCAGTTTAACATTCTGCCGTTGATATCTGACATTAAGGCTGTAATAACAGCCTTATCCGCGACCAGGGAGCGCCTCAAGCGTGACCTAGACGCGTCCGGTTCGCCAGTTACCTCCCGATATCGGAAGGTGTTGCTGCCGAAGCCGACGTTCGTAGACGAAACCGAGCCTCTTGATGAATATCGAGGTTTGTGGAATGATACCAATTTAATTTGGCCGTCATTTGCCGCATTCCAAGATACCTTTAGGATAACTCGGTCAGTAGTTAACGTTTCGTCGGTTTTCCATGCGCAACTGCAGTATATTGCAAAATATACTAAGGTGCAAAGAGAGAATGCTCTCTTATTTAGCAGACTGGATGATCTTGGGGTTAATCTTAATCCCGCTATCATTTGGAATGCTATCCCGTGGAGTTTTGTCGTGGATTGGATTGTAAATGTACAATCCCTTCTTGACAAGTTCGCCATAGGGTTCATGGACCCGGAAGTGCAGATACTGCAATACTCATACTCCATTCGCCGAGAACGAAACATACGGTTGACCATATCGGTCAATCATAATGACGGTCAAAGCGGGTGGGCTGAGTATAGGTTTCCTACTGTCAATCAAGTGGCTTATCGCCGTGTAGTTGACATGCCGAAACCGAGCTTAGTTGAACTAAGCGGGCTATCTCTTAAGGAGTTTAGCCTTGCGACGGCCCTCGTGTTATCACGACAGCCTAAGCATCACACAGACAAGCGGAGGGCGAGAGGACTAACGAGACGAAAGTCTCTTCCAGCTGATCTCTTTAAAAAGATCAGGCGGGTCCGCCCTTCGCGATAACAAAGCATGCTAAGTAATACACTTAACACGAATGAAGTCAAGAACGCGGCAGGTACTGAGGTTGAATTCAGTCGCCTGTCGATTGACACCCGTCAGACTGAGTTCGCTACTATTAGCGAAACTCCTTCTGCGCCCCATCGCCTGAAGATTGCTCATCAGGAGTCGGGGTCGGGGTTAACAAAGCGTCGGAGGTCGGTTGTCCGATTTGACAAAACTGTCATTTCGACTGTCGATTCTTCGACGCCAGTTACCGTTTCAGCGTACATCGTTTTGGACGCCCCTGTGGGCGCCTTGACGGCTAACACTGAAATGACCAATGTAATCGCGGAGATCCTTGCTTTCTGTGCCACAACTGGCGCAGGGACAACAGTTCTCTTTGATTGCACTGGCAATGGTGCCAATGCCCTGGTCTCGGGTGGCCTGTGAAAAATCACAGAAACACTAAAGGTCAGGGACGTTCCGGTGCCTGCGCCCTTCTATCAGGTTTAATCCTGTTAGGGTGCAGTGCCACCGACTTCGATCTGAAGATGAAAGAACCGCGAATAGGTAACCCGAAAGCTCTACCATTAGTGGTAGAATCGGGCCCTACAAACGGCATTTCATCTCCAGTCGTTCCGGCCGTTTCTAAACGGCTTGATTGATCGTTCTGATCCACGGACTAGGAGCGTTCAGAGTAAGCTGGCGCTGGAGTTCCTCAATCGTCCCCCTAAAGGGGATTACTAAAGGAGTCCAGAAGTCAGAGTACTCTTCGTCCTGGTTCACGGTCAGAAGCGTTCCGTCAATTGTCGTCGGTACCGCGACGGTTAGGAGGAGGATTGATTTCCTCCTTCGGCCGTTCGGTATCGATGGCAAGAATGATTGGTTTGCAGTGAGTTTACTCATTGTATTATCAGTTCGTAAGTTAGATGGAGTCACGGAGTGTATGCATGCTCTAGGAATGTTACCTTATGGTACATGATAAGAGCCTAGATGATAATGAAATCATCGCTGCACTACTCCGTGATGTCTTTAGACACCATGGAGTCGTGTTCAACAATTCGAGTCAAAAGAATACCCTTAACAAGGTATCCTCTCGAATCGCATCGGAAGGGCTAGGTTTTCTTTCGAAAACCTTGCCCCGTCTGGGGAAAGCGCTCGATAGAGCGTTGACCAATAGTACGCCGCTGAACTGTGCTGAGCATGGGTTTGAACCCATCCCCGGCAGTAACTTACCCAAGTTTTTGGGTGAGCTCTTCAGTTTGGTACTATATCCAGACGGGACTGTCCTTCCG